TATGTGAAGGTAATCGCCCGGCAGGGCCAGGCCTATTGGGCGCTGGAAAACCTGAAACCGGGTATGCGGGTACGTTTGAAGGGGAAGTGCCGGGCGATGCTCTCCACGCTGGTGGTGGAGCAAACAAGCGGAAGGATAGTGAAAGATGGCTGAAAAGTATTTGAAAAGGATCCGGGCGCTGGAAGCGGCTCTGGGGATCATGGAGGCCATGGAGCGGATGCTGAGCACAAACTTTACACTTTTAACGCCCCGGATGGGCATGGAACCGGTGTGGGATTACCTGGAGGAGATGCGCAGGGCCCTGCAGGAGATGATGCAGGAAAACCGGGCGCTTTTAAACGAAGGGCAGAGGAGGCACGTGCGGGAAGATGTATAAGTTTCTATCGATCAGGAAGCTGTCCAAAATGCTGGACAATGCGGGGATCCCGCACCAATTGGAAGGATACCAGGGCGGTTTTGTGCTGGCCTATCCAAGCTTTGACCCCAAAGAAATGGTGTGTTCGGTGGCGCAGCATATGCGCAGCTACGGCGGGACCTATGAGCTGCTGGAAATGAAAGGGCTGTTGACGGCGAAAGAGCGCAAGACGGACGAGGTGTTGGGATACTTGGAAGTGAAAGAGGTCTACGACCGGATTTTGAAGCACTGGAAGGAGCAAACGCATGAACCTGAATAAAATCAAGCGGCTATGCCTGGGGGAGGGAAAGTGCCTGATCGTGGAGGACAGGCATGGGGGCCAGTGGATCGGGGTGGAGGATGCGCTGTATCCGGTCACCGGGCTGCGGCTGGACGAGCAAAGCCTGAAAATCATCTGGCAGCTGACGGACAAGCAGGCCAATGAAATGGAATTTGAGGCGCGGAGCGACCTGGAAGGATTCCTGGACGTGGGGATGGTGCTGGACGAAGGACAGGCCCAGGTGATGGACAAGGCCATTATTAACCATATGCACTTTATGGGCCCGGAAATGGACGAAGGCCGGGTGCTGATGGTCAGGGAGGATTACCTGGAACCTGCCTGGGTGAAGGGCGAGTGGACGCGGTATCAGCTGAAAGAGACCCAATGTGGGTCTGTGCTGGCAATGTATTGCGGGCTGATGGTGTCCGGGGTGGTGAAGCCGGCAGGGGAGAAGGAAGCCCAGGGGATGCAGGATCAACTGGCAAGGCTGGCAGGGAAGGCGCTGGTGGATGTGGGCGAAGCTCAAGTGTGGTAGAAAATGGAATTTTAAGAACTGACGACCCGGGGGGCGAAAAGCTCCCCGGGAATATGCTATCAATTTATATAAGGCGGGCGGAGCCCGCAAAAAAGGCTCGTATGGCGTATTAACAAAGCGACCACCGGGGGCGTTCCCTGGTGGGAGGGAAAAAGAAAAAGGAATCGGAAAGGAAACGGGAGAAAGCTGCTGCCAAACCGCAGGGGAGAGGAGGGTACGGGAGGGGCAGGGGCCGAAGCCCCTCCCCTCCCGGGAGCGCATGAAGAATCCATGGGAAGTGCTGTTCATGGCAGACGAAGGCCCCCTGCGGATGGACGGGGTGAAGGGAATCCGAACCAAGACGATCAAGGCCGGGGATATGCTGGAAGTGGAAATCTACCCCATCTGGAATACGCAGGGTTTGATCGGTGCAAGAGCGGCGCGAAAAAACGTAACGACAAAATTTCAGGCAGAGATTAACTACAGAAATGCCTGGAAAAAGCTGAACCGATTTTTGAACGCGAACTTCACGCGCAAGGACTATCACATCACGCTGACCTATAAGGGCAAGGCTCCTAACCATGAAGAAGCCAAGCGGGATATGCAGAACTTTATTCGCCGGGTGAAGCGGCTGCGGAAGAAAGCCGGATTGCCTGAGCTTAAATATATCTATGTGCTGGAATGGGAGGACGACCCGGAAAAACAGCAAAAGAGGATCCACCTGCACGTGGTAATGAACGGCGGGCTGGATCGCGCCGCCGTTGAGGAATGCTGGGCGAAGGGCTGGGCCAACGCTGACCGGCTGCAGCCCGGGGACGAAGGTCTGAATCAGCTGGCGAAGTATTTAACCAAGAGCCCGAAGGGGGCTAAACGGTGGAGCGGGAGCCGAAACCTGAAAAAGCCGGTGGAGTTGGTGAGTGATCACAAGATCAGCCGGCGGCGGGCGCTGGCAGCGGCGCGGGCGCTGGACACGGACGGCAAAGCCATTTTGGAAAAGGTGTACCCGGGCTATCAGTTTGTGCAGCTGAGGGCCTTTTATCCCTCCATGGAGTGCGTGGACGGGGTGTATCTGTACGGGATCATGAAAAAGCGAGAGGAGCGAAGTACGGCAGGACGGAAGAAAGGCAGGTGTGCTTAATGGCGAATCTGGGTAAGGAAGCGTTTACGGCCAGCGTATTGTGTCCATTTTACCGGGATCATTACGCGGGAAAGGACTACTCGGGGAAAAAGACAGAGGCGAAAGAAGAGCTCAAAAGGGAAAGTCTCTTGTATGTGAAGTGCGAGGGATTTGCCTCGGGGAGCTTTGTTAGGCTATGTTTTAAGCAAAAAGAAAAGCTGTTGAGCTACATGGAGCGGGTATGCTGCGGGCCATGGCAGCGGTGCCCCTATGCCCGTGTGGCGGGGGTAAAGTATAAAAAGCGGGAGTAAGGAAAACCTGGGGTAATGAGCAGGGGGGCGAAATTTGCCTCCCTGCTTTTTTATGATGGGAGTGAAAAACGGGCGAAAGGAGGGGCAAGGGTGGGCGCAGACTGGACAAAAATAAAAACTGATTATATCACCACCAAAAAAAGTATGCGGCAATTGGCCCAGGAGCACGGCGTTTCGCTGTCCACGCTGGGGAAAAGAGCCAGCAGGGAAGGCTGGGCCAAACGCCGGGAACACCATGACAACAAGGTGGCGGCGAAAGTGGAGGAGAAGCGGGCGGGTCGAAAGGCTGACAAAATACTGAAACTGCAATTGGCTGCCGACCGGCTGGAGGCGCACATTAACCAGGTGCTGGAGGATGAGGAACAGTTTCACCGACACCTGGTGAACTTCGGCACAAAAGAAGTGCAGCACAAGAAGGCGGACACCAAGGCCATACGGGATATGGTGGCGGCGGTGAAGGATTTGACGGAAGTCATGCGGGACGTATACGGGATCCCCAATATGGAGGCCAAGCATGGCATGAAGATGGCCAGGGAAAAGCTGAAATTGGAAAAGGCCCGGGCAGCTATGGGCATGGTGGCGGACGAGGAAACGGGCGTTTTGATGCTCTCACCGGTGATGGAGCCGCAGGAGCCAGAGGAGGAAGCAAATGCCTAAGGTAGTGTGGAGCCCGCAGCCCAAGCAGGCGGCCTTTATGGCCCGGTGGGAGCCGGAAGCGCTCTACGGCGGCGCGGCAGGTGGAGGCAAGAGCGAGGCGCTGGTGCTGGAAGCCCTCAGACAGGCGCACATCCCCTGGTATCGGGCGCTGATCCTGCGCAAGACGTACAAGCAGCTCAATGAGTTGATCGATAAAAGCTATAAATATTATCCAAGGATATTTCCGGGAGCCAGGTATAACGGCACAGAGCATTGCTGGCGGTTTCCGTCGGGAGCGAAGATCTATTTCGGCGGGATGCAGTACGCCAAAGACAAGTACAACTATCAGGGTCAGCAGTATGACTATATCGCCTTTGATGAGCTGACGCATTTTACCTGGGATGAGTATAACTACCTGATGAGCCGCAACAGATCATCGGGCCCGGGGATGCGGACTTATATGCGGGCGACGGCCAACCCGGGAGGTGTTGGCCATGGCTGGGTAAAGAGCCGGTTCATCACGGCGGCCAAGCCCATGCAGACCATATGGCAGGAGCTGGAATACAAGGACGAAAAGGGAGAAACGCAGCGTGTAAAGCGCAGCCGGGTGTTTGTGCCGGCCAAAGTGTACGACAACCCGATACTGCTCAAAAACAGCCCGGACTATCTGCCCAACCTGGCCTCAATGCCGGACGCCCAACGGCGGGCGCTGCTGGACGGAGACTGGGACACTTTTTCAGGCCAGGTGTTTATGGAATGGCGCAACGACCCGGATCACTACGAGGATCAGAAATGGACCCACGTCATCAAGCCCTTTGAGATACCCCGGCACTGGCAGATATTGAGGGGTCTTGACTGGGGCTATACCAAGCCGTTTTCGGTGATGTGGTACGCGGTGGACGAGACGGGCCGGATGTACGGGATTCATGAACTGTACGGCTGGACGGGCACACCGGATGAGGGTGTGAAGATGAACCCGGACGAGGTGGCGGCCAGGATACGGCAGATAGAGCGGGAGGATGAGAACCTGCGGGGCCGCAAGATACGCGGCATAGCGGACGCTGCCATCAAGAGCCAGGACGGGCGGGAAGATATCCTGAGCCTGTTTGAAAGGGCGGGTGTTTTCTGGGATCTGTCAAAGAAAGACCGACTAAACGGCAAAATGCAGTGTCATTACCGGCTGGCCTTTGATGACAGGGGG